CGCCGGGATCGCCGCCGACCCGTCCTGCGCGTCGATCGGGCCGCCGAACCCGTGGCGGCCGGCCGCGTCGCGGTACGGCAGCGTCGCGGCGGGGACATTGACCCAGTCGCTGCCCCGCCGGACCGTCAGCAGGTCGCCGGCGTTCGCTGCCGCCACTTCGGCATGCCCGGTCGACAGCGGCTGCTTCGCGGCGATCGCGCCGGCCAGTGCCGCGCCCTCGGCATCGCGCGCGCTGTACCACGCGGCGCCGACGGTGAGCGCGATCGTCTTCAGCCCCGCGGCGAAATCGACCGGCGCGCCGGCGTTCGACGAGGCTGCCACGCTGTCGCGCACCAGCTTGCCGCCGGCGTCGATATGGCCCAGCCCGGCTTCCCACTCGGCCGGCCGCGCGATCCCCGCGATGGCATAGTGAAAGGTGGCACCCGCCGGAACGACGGCGGAAAAACGGCGATGCCCGGGGACTGCGCCGGTCGGCGTCAGCGGCCCGGTCCCGCCCTCCTGCGCCAGCTCGCGCACCAGGTCGGCGAAAAAAGGGGTCGGCATGGCAAGGCCATCCTTTCCTGTATCGGTATGTCGGGAAAATTGGCGCCCGGCCCTGACCCGAAAGGGAAGGGAGCATCGGACCGGGCGCCCATCGCGCACCAGCGCCGTTTAGCTGGCGGCGAACTTCATCAGCTTGATCGCCTGCGAATCGATGATCGCACCGCCCACCCTTTTGGTTGCATAGAAATGCACAAAGGGCTTGTTGCTGAACGGATCGCGCAGGATGCGCGTCTCGCCGCGGTCGGCGACCAGATAGCCGGCGCGGAAGTTGCCGAACGCGATCGACAGGCTGTTCGCGCCGACATCGGGCATATCCTCGGCCTCGATCACCGGATAGCCCAGCAGCGTCGCCGCCTGTCCCTCGACCATCCCAGGCTGCCAGATGAACGCGCCGTCGGTCGTCTTGAACTTGCGGATGCGGCTCAGCGTGTCCGAATTCATCACCCAGCACGCCCCCTGCCGGTACGGGGCCTTCAGCGAATGAACCAGCTCGACCAGCTTGTCCTGCGGGTTCGACGCCGGAAAGGCGCCCGCGGTCCCCGTCGCGAGGTACTGCAACGACCCGAAGGCGCGCACGCTGTCGATCTCGTTCGTCGCCGTATAAGTGAGGAACCCCTTCGGCCGGTTCGTGCCGTTGCCGTTCACGAAGGCGCTGCCTTCGGCGATCGCGAACTCGCGGCCGAGCTGCTCGGCCAGCCAGTCCTCGACGTTGAACATCGCATCGTCGAGCATCGCCTGGCTCGCCGCCGGATTGGCATAGATCTCGCCCGTCGGCGGCACGATTTCGGCAAAGCTGCGCGTCGCGGTCTCGGGCCGCGCCGCGGTCTCGCCGACCCAGCCCGTCCCCATCGATCCCGTCGCGACCAGCTTGCGATAGCCGCTCGTCCCCGTCTGCACGACCGTCGCGATCGACCGGATCGGCGACAGCGTCTTCAGCGTCGCCGCGATCGAACCATCAATCTCGCGCGGCACCGCATAGCCGCCGTCGCCGACGGTCGCCCCCGACAGGCTCTTCATCTCGGGCGCCGCTTCGATCCCGCGCCGCAGATAGCGCTCGACAAAGGCACCCAGCGCCGGATCGGCCGCCTTCGCCCCGTCGAGCGGCAGCCGCGACGCCGCCACCGCCTGCGCGTCGACCTGCGCCTTCAGCGCCGCCACCGACGCCTTCAACTCGTCGACCGCCTCGGCGGCCAGAACCGCATCGAACGCCCCCTCGAGCGCGTCCGCCTTCACTTCGATATCATCCATATCCGTCACTCCTTCACCGCAATAAAAAAGGGCCGCTCCCCGAGGTGGGGAGCGGCCCGTGACCGCATCGTCGGCGCGCCCTGTTACGGCGCCGATTTCCATTCGAGATTGGTGAACACGAAATCGCCCGTCGAGCAGGCAGCCGTCAGCTTGACCCTGTCGCCCATCGCCACCGGCAGCTTCGCCTTCTGCTCGCCCGCCATCAGGAACACCTCGCCCGGGCCCGTCACCCGGATCGCAAAAGCGACCGGCTGCGAAAGCGCACTCAGCTGCGGATCACCCTTGCGCTCCGCGCCGGCGATCTTGCCCGACAGCGTGACCAGCCCTTCTTTCGTCTTCGGCGGCCCGCCCAGATAGCGGACTTCGGCGGCATTCTGTCCGTCGGCGGTCTCGATCCGCACCCACGCGCCAGGCGCCCACGACGCATCCTTGCGGAACTCGTTCGGCGTGATCGTCCCGCCGACCTCGAACCCCGCGGCGGGGACTTCGAGTTCGATCGCGGAAAAACGCCCCGCCGCCGTATCGCACCCCCATGTCATCGGCGCCGCCTGCACCGGCAACGACCAGGCGGCGACCGCCGCAGCCATCGAAATCATAACCATCGAACGCATGAATATAGCTCCTCCCCGGAGCGGATCATGCACCCGATTTCGGATCACAAGTCAACGCGATGCGCCATGATTACGCGTGCGAGCGGCTGCATCGGCTGCGCGACCAGACTGACCTCTGCCAGATCGAGCGCCAGCAGCTCGCGCGGATCGCGCCCGCGCGCCGCCTTCACCCGATATCCAAAGCTCAGCCCCGTCAGCGCGCCCTTCGCAACAAGTGCCGCCGCCGCCGGATGGGTAACCCGCGCTACCACGCGCAGCCCGCGCGCATCTTCGGCAAGGCTCTCGATCACCCCGATCGCGGTTCCCGGCCGATGCTGCCAGAGCAGCGGCACCTCCCGCCTCGTCTTCAGGCTCTCCCCGAACGCTCCCGCCCGCACGACATCGCCGCCGCGATCGACCCGGTCGAATACCGACGCATAGCCCGCAAAGCGGACGCTCATTTGAGCAGCCCCGCAAACCCCAGCTTCATCGCAAGGCCCACGACCAGCAGCGCCAGCATCCCGCGTACCGCCCAGTCGACCACCGCCGCCCACGCGCTCTTCTTCGCATCGCGCCATGCGCCGAGCAGCTGGCGCAAATCGCTCACATCGTCGCGCGCCGCCTCGTCGGCGAGGCCGAGCCGTGCGAGCGCGCGCCGCGCGCCCAGCTCGCTTGCCTCCTCGACCACCGCCCTCAGGAGAGCCGCATCCGGCGCACCGGAAGCTCCGGCCGCGCCCGTCCCCGCCAGCGCGATCAACCGCGCCAGCGCTTCGTCCTCATCCATGTCCAATTCCTCGGGTTAAGCGACGCCGAGCAGCGCCTTCTTCTCGTCCGCGGTCAGCCAGTCCGCCGCCGACACCTCGCGCCACAGCGCCATCCGGTCCTCGGCCAGCGCCGGCACCTTATCCAGATCGACGTGCAGCTCCGCGCCATCGAACCAGCCCGACAAGCCCTGCGCCACCGCACCCAAAATCTTCGCGCACAAAGGCAGCACCGTCAGCCGCCACAGCGCGCGATTGGCCTCGCGATAATTGGCATAGGTCGCGTCGCCCGGCAGCCCGAGCAGCATCGGCGGCACCCCGAAAGCCATCGCAATCTCGCGCGCACTCGAATCCTTCAGCGCCAGAAAATCCATCTCCGCCGGCGACAGCGACAAGGCTTGCCACTTGAGCCCGCCCTCCAGCAGCAACGGCCGCCCCGCATTCGCCCCGCCCGCGAAACTCTCGGCCAGTTCCTCGCGCAGGCGGTCCACTTGCTCCGCCGACAGGGGCATCCCCTTGTCGCCCGGATCATGCACCAGCGCCCCCGAAGGCCGCGCCGCATTGTCGAGCAACGCCGCGTTCCACTTCGCCGCCGCATTATGCGCCGCAATCGCGCCCGCCGCGGCGCCGAGGCACCCCGCGCCATAATGATCGTCGAGCGGATGCAGCGCCTTCACATGCACCACCGCGACGCGCCCCGCGCCGTCCTCGGCGGGCAGCACCGCCGCCGATCCGCCCGCCTTGTAGCGATACGCCATCGGCCACCCGCGGCTATCGGCCTCTACGGTCACCCGCTCGGGCCGCAGCGCAAAAAGCTCCGCCGGCGCCCCCGCGCCATCGGTCAGAATCTGCACATAGCCATTGCCGTGCAGCAGCAACTGCGACGCCAAAGTCTCGACCAACCCCTGCCCGCCCGACGTCGCGGCAACGAGCGCTGCCAAGGCCGGATCGCTCGCCACCAAAGGCGCGCTCCCCGCCGCCTCTGCCACCAGCCGCACCGCCCGCTGCACGATCGCATTGGACAGATACCCCTCGCGCACCTGCGCCTCCCAGCTCATCGGCGCGGGCGCACTCCAGCTCCCATACACACGCGACAAAGCGGGCCGCGCAGGCACCTGCGCGGCCTTGCGGCCAAACCAGTTCATGATGTTCTCCTATTCGTCTCGCCGCGACGCTGCGCTTTCAACTGACGTCACCCCGGGCACGACCCGGGTCCTGTCCATCCTATCCTTTCGTCATCCCGGACTTGATCCGGGATCCACAGCGGCGACGAAGTCATGGACCCCGGATCAAGTCCGGGGTGACGCTAGGCCTATTGTCGCCTCGCAGCTCTCTTCAGTCAGGAACGTTCCAAAGCGCGCAGTTGGTCTATGATTGCTTCGGACATTGGAATGCTGGTGACGATAGAAAGCTCATCTTCCAAATCGGGAACGCCGTGTTTGAGGCAGATACGAAAACAGGCCGCATCGTTGATCTCAAGCGCCCTGATTGCCCCATAACTTCCGTAGCGCTGATCCTTGATCTCCAGGTAGTGATCCTGACCGAAAAAATCGTCTGCTACGTTCGGACTACACGGCCTTGAGATGATAAGGTAGGCAGCGGGCGAACCGCTCAGATCAAATGCCATCTGGGCAACACCGTCTTCAACAGTGAGGCTCTCTCCCACGCTCACGCACTTCATCGCTCGCTCCCAAATCGACCGGCCGGATGTGTAAACTCGAACGTTCGGCACCGTAAAGCTCAAACCCGCCTTACCCCCGGTACCCGCCCCGTCTTGAGCCCATCCAGCAAAGCCGCCAGCGCCCACACGCACGCATCCGCCCGGTCGGGCGACCGCCCCGGCCCCGCATAGCCGCCCCCGATCTGCAACCCGCAAAGCTGGTCTTCCAGCGCCTCGAACGCCCCCGCATGCACCACATCGCCGCGCTCATAGGCGATCGCGACCGGCTCCGCGCGCCGCGCCTTGCCGACGCTGGCATGCACCGGCACCACCGGCAGCGCGCAGTCGGCCTGGCGCAGCGTCCCCTCGACCATCTCGCCGCCCATATTGCTCTCGGCGACGATCCGGTCGGCGCCCCAGCGCGCCGCCGCGCTCGCCACCGCCTGCGCCCACACCGCCGGCGGCGGATTTTCGACGCTCGCATCCTCGACCACCGCCAGCCGCCCGTCGCGCAGCAGCGCCGCGACGACGATCCCGCACGCGTCGCCACGGCTCGTCGCCGGCGGATCGACGCCGATCACCACGCGCACGGGCTTGCCGATATCATCGGCATCGACCCGGCACCGCTCGACAAGCTCGCGCGTCCACAATGCCGCCTCGACATCCTCAAGCAATTCGCCGTCGAGTTCCTGCCGCCCCAGCCGCGTCCCGCCGTAACTCGCCACCATCGCCTCGACGAAATTCGACGGCAGATAGGGATTGTCGTTCGTCCCGCCGCGCGTTTCCTCATATCCCGGCAGCGCCATGATCCGCCGCATCAGCGCGGTCGGGCGCGGCGTCGTCGTCACCAGCACGCGCGGGGCTTCGCCCAGCCGCAGCCCCATCATCAGATTGTCCCACGCCGCATCGCCCCTGGGCCATTTCGCCAGCTCGTCGCACCACGCCACATGATGCTCGGGCCCGCGCAAATTCTCGGCCGCCGCCGCCGAATAGAGCGTCGCGACCGCGCCGTTCCCGAAATGCAGCTCGCGCCGCCCGCCGATCCAGTGCGGCTCCTCGTCCGACCGTGCGACGGCCAGCAGCCCGCTCGGCCCCTCGATCATCACGCGCAGCCCGTCGGCATCGTTCGCCGCGACCAGCGCAATCCGCGCGTCCGGCATCATGCGCGCCCATTCGCTGATCCATTCCGCCCCCGCGCGCGTCTTGCCGAAACCGCGCCCGGCGCGGATCATCCAGATGCGCCAGTCGCCCGGCGGCTCGCACTGGCCCGGCTGCGCCCAGCCCTGCCAACGCTCGACCAGCTCCAGCCGATGCTTCTTCGACAAATGCCGCATCAGCAACCGGCGTTGCCCGTCGCTGAGTCCGACCATCTCGTCCAGAATGTCGCCGACAATGTCGCGTGTCGCCTGCGCCATCGGTTACAATTGATCCCAGCCGCGCTGACGTCGCAGGATCGCCAGCCGCTTCAGAATGGCTTCGTCGGTCTCTTCCGACGTCGGCGCCCGCGCGCCGCTGCGCTTGCTCTGCGCCTTGCCGGTGCGGACGGTCGCACGATAGCGTCCCAGCAGGTGGATCGCCTGCTCCATCGTCATCGGTTCGATAACCGGCGTTGCGGCGTCGGCATCGCCCGCATCTGCCTCGGCCTCCTTCGCCCGCTTGCTGACCCGGGCAAGCGCCGCCTCGATCAACCCGAGCTCCAGACGCTCATAGCCGGCCTCGATCGCAGCCTGCCATGCTGCTGCAAAATCGGCGTCGCGCGCGCGCAGCCGATAAATCATGCTCGTGGAAACGCCAGCCTGCCGGGCCGCGCGCGACATGTTGCAGCATTCGGCCAGTCGGGCGAGAAAATCGTCGATCCGCTCCTGCGGCACCTCATGCCCTGCCGGCTCCGCCTTCATCAGTAGCCGCTCATTTCCCGCCCTGACGATCTCCTTCAT